GCCGTGATCACCTGCGGCTGACGCAGGAGCGCATCGATCTGCTCGGGGGTAGGAGGGTTGACGACAGTGATCGTGATGGGCTGGCGCCGCGACTTGGCGTCGGTCATTTTGCGTCCTCCGTCTCGGGCCACACTTCTTGTCGCACTGCCTCGCGGCGGATGCACTCGCGGGCCATGTCGGCCAGCTTGCGGTGCTCGCGTTGTGCCATTGCCTCGAGCGCCAGGCGCTCGCTGGGCCGTACCCACACGTAGAGGCTGTGTCCGCGCGGTCGGTTCTCCATAACTATCTCCTAAGAGTTACTATGGTATTTCCATAGTCTGTGAGCCAAAGAAAGGCGCCCGGTCAATCTATGGCGTAGCCTAAGTGAATCTTACCAGATGGCATAGGGAATGTCAAGTGTTTTCTGAGCAGATTCGACAAACCCCATGATACCCGTGGGGGCACTTGGCATACGCATGTCGCTGAAGTGGACAGTTAGCACGAAAGCGCCGCCCCCGTTGTGAGGGCGGCGTTCTGCGCTGGCGTGCCGACGATCCTACCTCGCCACGATCCGGCGGCGGATATACTCGCTGATCGTCGCGCCCTCCACGTCGGCGCGGGCCTCGACCTCGGCCTTCTCCGTCTCGGTGAGCCGCACGTAGACGCGCTCAGTCCGGTTCTCGCTCTCCAGCGGCTCGACCAGAGCCAGCAACACCCGGCGCTCCTCCGCCGTCCACTCCGCCTGCGGGTCGCTCAGCGCGTGCCCCACGACGATCTGGAACCGCCGCGCCACGCGCTCCTCTGGCGCGCGCAAGGTTTTGTACGCCTCACCCGAGATTGACGGCGCTCGGATCGCGATCTCCACCAGTGCCTCTCGGATAGTCCACTCTACCACGATCCACCTCCCTGTGGTTGTGCCCCGGTCGCAGGCGCCGGGGCTGCGAATCCTAGAGCGCTGCGAGCTCCGCGCGGAGCGCCGACAGTCTGGCTTCAGTGGCTAGGATCTCGGCCTCGAGGGCGGCGCGACGGTCGGCCGCCGCGTCAACGATAGTGACGCCCTCACCTTCGGTGACTGCGTCGGCGGGCACGTCCCTGATCTCGACGGCGACGGGACTGTGTTCGTAGTCGAACACCGTTGGGTAGCGTTCCGAGCCGCCACGCGCGGCGAAACGCCCTTCGATCACCACCACACCGGCGCCGAGACGGACCGGATCGTCGCGCTTCGCACGATTGGCGATCTCGCGGCCGAACAGGTAGATCGCCTGGCCGCCCGGCGTGCTGTGGTCGAGCACTACGCGGACCGTCACCGTTCGTGTGGTTGCCGATCCGTCTGTTCCGTAGACCGCGCGGGCCAGCTCGCGGACGCGAGCCTCGTCGCGCGCGTCGAACGTCCAGACGCGCTGGACGCTGTCCCACCGGCCACCGAGCAGCTTGGCCTTGGCGGGCAGCGCCGGGTTGTACGGGGAGACCAATGCCACGCGGTTCTCTGAGAGCTCGATTCGCACCTGCGGTGTGCTCACAGTGACCTCCTGTACGTTTGTCCTACTCAACTCTGCTCACAGTGTAGCACAATGTACGCACAACGTCAACCTGCTAGGGTACGAGTTTCGCGCCATTGTGCCCACTTGTTCCACAATACGAAACGCACCGGCCTCTCGACCGGTGCGTCCATCTCTGTTCCTCGCGCTCTGATGCCTACGTTTTCGCCTGCTCCTCATCCCTCTGACGCAGTTCTACCCGTCCGTGCGCTACCTGGCTCACCGTAGCCGCGACCACTGCCGCGTATGCTACATCGAACAGCGCCTCAGCCCACTCCCGCCACGTCCCCGGAGGCGACTCGTACGTCATGACCAGGACTAGGCCGTAGGCCACGATGGCCAGCAGGCCCGCGAACGCGAGCGCAGTGTACCGCCTGTCCTCCGCCCCGAGCCCACAGAACCATGTCCGCAATGCCACGATCCAGGCCGGCCATGTCCGCGTCGACGCTTCCAGCCGGCGCAGCAGCCACCACGCCAGGATGCCGGCACCCGGACCCATCAGCCAGAGCAGTCCCTCTCGCAGTGTCATCTCTCTCCTCTCCTATCCGAATCGCGCCGCCAGCAGCCACGTCGCGCCGGCCACCGCGATCGCCGTCAACACACTCACCAGAATCTGCCGCGCCGGCGCCGACCAACGCGAGTGCTCGGCCAGGTGCTCGCTCAGGCGCGTGTGATCGTCTCGCAAGCACAGAAGAATCACGATCCCCCACCGCGGCGTGTCCGGGTCAAGCAACACGGCGTCGATCTTTTTGACGATACCGTTCGGCCGTTCCTCACTCATCCCCGCACCTCCGCTATCAGTTGACTCTCTGGAACCAGCGCAGATTGCCCCAATCGCCCACCCGGCAGTAGACGATGTGTTGCCACTCCCGTTCGCCCGCCGCCCGGTACGCCTGCGCCCGGTAGGTCACGCCGTCGACGGTCACGTCGTACTCTCGCGACGCCGGCAGCAGCCCCATCTCCGCCCCGGCCCGCTCGAACGCCGCGACCGGATTCAGCGGGATGATGTGCGCCTGCGCCGCCGCGCCGATCACTCCCTCGATGTCCGCCGGGGACGGCGCCGTGGCCCCCCGCTGCCACTCGGCCAACGTGTACACCACCGGCCGCGGGTTCCCGCCCTCGTACCAGGGCCGCCCCCACTGCTCTTTGTCCCCAAGGATCCACATAGCGGCGCCCTGGACGCCGCGCCCGCTGATCGTGTTGAGCCAGTCGATCAGCGCCGCGTCTCCCCAGTCCGGCCACGTCGCGCGGGACGGGTATCCTGCCTCGGTGATCCAGAGCCGTTTGTCGCTGGGCAGGAACTGACGGTACCGTTCGAAGCGCAACCCGAGATACGGCGCGTTGTAGTTGTCCCGTCCGCTGACGCCGACCTTCTTCTGGTCCTCAGTCTGATGCACGTAGACGTGCGCGTAGAACTCGTCGGCCAGAATGATGCTCGAGACGCACGGCCCCTCCGCCGCGGCCATCTTGCGGGCGGCGTCGGTCAGCGTGTCGCTGCAGCCGCCGGGCCCGTGTAGGTAATAGTGGCCGACCGCGTCGCCCGCGAACCACACGTCGCGATTCCCGGGGGTGAGCGGCGTCCAGCCGATCTGGCTCGCCGGATCCTGGCGCTTGCACTGCTCGTAGGCAGAGCAGAACCAGGTATCGAAGCGGCGCATATCCTCCAGTTGGTCGCCGAAGCCTTCCCATTGCGCCCACGTCGGCATGTTGGGCTCATTGAAGAGCTGCAAGTGCCGTTGCCCAGGTGGCACCACCGGCCAGTACCGATCCATGGCCCGCCGGCACCGATCGACGTAGGGCTGCAGCTCCGAGCCCGGCACGTAGTACGGCCTCATCCCGATGTGGCATCCGGGCGCGATGTCCAGGATCAGTGCCAGATCGTCCGGGTCGATCCCCTCGTCGGGCAGGAACCAGACGACGCGAGGCGGTACCGCCTCCAAGATGCGCCAGTCGATTTCAGTCGCCTCGTTGCCGTTGCCGAGATGCCAGCCGATGATGCCCACGTTGCCCTCTCCCTTCAGCCACACATCTGGATCCACCGCGCCGTTCTTGTGCGGGCTCCCCGCCTTGGCCCGCACCTCGAAGTGCAGGTGCGGCCCGGTGCTCTCGCCCGTATTGCCGCTTAGCCCGATCACCTGTCCCGCCGTTACCCGCTGCCCCTCGGTCACGCGCCACTCGCTCAGGTGCGCGGTGTAGACGTACTCCCCCGGCGTCTCGATTCGGACGTACCGCCCGAACCCGCCAGATTCCTCTCGTGGCGAGGCGATCCCGTCGGTCGCCGCCCGCACCGGCGTGCCCACGAGACACGAGTAGTCCTTGCCGTAGTGCCGCGGCGGATCCCACGCCTGCGTGATGCGCACGACGTTGGCAAGGTCGATGGGCAAGCGCCTCATGCGGTCCCCCCGATTCTGCTCATGCTATCTGTCTCCTACACTGCCGCCGTGCCCTGCACGTAGAACCATGACACCCCATCGGTCCATACCAGCCACACGTCGGCCCCCGCCCCGCCGTCGTCCACCAGCGCGCGAAACCCGCCCCCCAGCACGCTAGGTTCCCCGAGCGCCGCGTCCAGCTCCGCGTCCGTCGGCGGGTCGCTCACGTCCGCCGCGCTTACCCGCAGCGGCGCCTGGTACTCGGTGTGTTCCAGCCGGCTCACCAGCCGGGCCAACTCGTTGAGCCGCCCGATGACCGCCCGCAGTGGATCCGTCACGGCGCCCCGAACTCTGGCGTGATCGCCATCGTCCCGTCCTCCCCCATGCTCACCGTCACCGCGACGACCTTGCGTGTTAGCTCCACAATGCCCCCGTACCTGGCCGTCACCAGGTCGCCGACAAAGTAGTGCTTGCCATACAGGCAGGCGGGTGTCTGCATCGCATCGAACTCGAACGTCTGCCGCCGCGCCCCTTCCGCTAGCCGACGATCCCCCACGGCACTCAAGGCCGCCATAGTCGCCTCGTTGCGCGCGTCCGCCGTCGTCTCCACGGCCGCATCCCCAGCCGTGCGGATCACCACGGTTCTCTCCGTCCCCTCGCCCTGTCCGAGCACGGCTACGACGTCCTTTTCGTCCATGCGGTCGTCCTCATACTGCGGCGCCGCCATGTTGCCCCACTCGAGCGCGAACCGAACCGTCGCCGTCCGGTCAGCGCCCAGTTGGCCGGCGTGCCACCGGAACTCCCAGGCTGCCGCATCCCCTACCTGGCCGAGCTCAAAGTCGCCGCCCCCCACCGCCGCCAGCCCCTGGAGCGATTCGAGCAGGTTGTCCCAGGCACAGTACCAGTCCAGTGCGTTGCCGCCCGCCGCGTTCGCCTCGACGTTCAGGCCGGCAATCGCCCCTTCCCGCACCCGCCCGTTGGCCACCGTCGCGTCGTCCCCCGCGTTGTAGGCGACCAGTGTCTTGGCGATGGTCTCCGCCGGATCGTTCCGGAACTCGCTGCGGTTGGTCGTCCCGGCCGGCCACAGCACGTGCCGCGTGGCCAGCAGCCAGTTGATCCCCGGGCAGTACACCCGCACCCGATCCGAGTCCTTGTACTCGTAGCGCCGCCGCAGAATCAGCCCGGTGAAATCGCGCGTCCAGGGGATCGCGTTGCCGGTGTCTCGCCGCCAGAACTCCACGATCCCGCGATGCTCGAGCATCCCCGCCGCCGCGCTGTCCGTAGCGAGAGCGAATGTCAAGAGCCCCGGCGCGTTCACCACTTTGCGATAGGTCACGTCCAGAAAGCCGCCTTCCGCGTGTCCGGTGAGAACGGCCAACAGCACGCCATTCGCGCCGCGCAACTTGAGCATGTACTCGACGATGGGCGGGTACTCGGGCTCCGGCTCGATCGCCTCCGGCGGGGTGTACTCCGTCAGATCGCCGCTGACGCCGGCCGCCCCGTCTGATTGGCCCTCGAATCCCGTCGCCCACGCCCAGGCCACCTCGGCGATCACCTGCCGCACGCGCACTTCCTGGCCCGCGCTGCGCCGCAGATAGCCGACCTCGGTTACGACCTGCCGCACTTGGACCGGGCCGTTGTAGACGTGCCCGACCTCGGTCACGACCTGCCGCGTGTCGATCTCCTGTATCGGGATGCTCTGCGAGAACTCGATCCACGGGTTGTTGTCCGCCGTGGTCGTCTCGTCTTCGGCCAGATCGCTCGTCGCCGAGTCCCCGTAGCGGAATGTACCGGTTCGAGACGTCGTGTGCGTGTTGTGCGAACGGTACCCGATCTCGATGACCAGCCAGTCGCCGGCCTGCGCCGTCTGTTCCGTAAGTCCCTGCGGCACCAACGACGCCAGCGGAATCGAGCGGTTCGTCAGCGTCGTGGTGAACTCGCTCGACAGTGCCTCGCTATCGGCAGCCCGCAGCGTTCCCCGGAAGGTCGTGCCATCTGCCGACACGAGGCGAATGGACAGTTGCACGCGATAGTCCGCGTCGGCGTTGGCTTCCTGGCAACGTATCTGCCCCTTGACCGTGCCGTTGATGGCTCCCGCCGCCAGCGGCCCGGCCAGGTACTGCCGCGAGAGCACGTTGACCGCCGTGGCGCTGGTTTCTGCCGTGGCTTTGGATGCCATCGCCGTGCCGCTCTTGAGGTTCGCCACGGCGCGAATACGATCCGCGCCGGTGTTCACGTCCCATGCCGCGTCGAACGCCGGCGAGACCGGCGGTGCTCCTGTGCTCGGCAGGTAGATCCGCGTTACCATGTCGCTATGCCATGTCCGCGTCGATGCCGACGATCATCGCGTTCACGTGGTTCTTGTCCCACTCAGTGCCATCCGGAGCTGTAAATGCCGTGAACCAGCGATTCTCATAGGACGTGAGCAGCGATTCCGGAGAGGCATTCTGGATTGTGTTTGCTCCCTCCGTGATAGTCTCGCTCAGTTTGTCGTCCGTGTTTCCATCCTGTTTGCGCGCGTCGGACCACACCGTCACGGCGATGGGGTCCTTGACCACATTACCCAGCCCGTCCGTGTCATCCCACGTGCCCGGCGTCGTATACAGGTCCGCAGCATCTGCCGTGGTGTACACATAGTCCACACCCGACGGCGGCACCTCGTCTAGCAGCGCGTAGTTGTCTGCGCCGGTGGACCGCGACCACGCCGCGCTGCTATCGCCGTTAATCAGCACCGCGTCGAACCGAATGTCCCCCGGCCATCCGCCGGTGCCAATAGCGATGTCGTCCATACGGATTGTTGCGGTCGTCCCACTGGCCTTGAACTGGATTTCGTCTATCGAATCTAGAGCCGCAGGCTTTGTGTCTCCGGGATAGGTAATGTCCGGTACACCGTCTATAACCGTATCAAAGTTCCCCGCATCAGCGCACTTGAAATGAATCTGGACATGGCACCAAGTGCTCGCTAGTAGCACGCCGACTGTGCCGGACGCTACCAATACCCCACCGACGTAGGCATCCCAGTGAGGGTCTACCCAGCGTAACTCCGCAATCGCTGTCCCCCCAGACTTCATGAAAATGGACGGGTATCTGTCCAAATACGCACTAAAGCGTACCCACGCACCGACATACACCTCGGTGCTTCCCGAGCGCACTATAGTATATCCATAGTTGGTGGCTTTTGCGGCATACGAACCAGTGTGCGTTGTAGTAGATTCTATTGTGCAGCCGCTATTATCGAGCACCCCCGCTCTCACCGGAACCTGCCCCATCTCGAACCCCGTGCCGAACTCCATCGTGAACGCCATGCGTCAGTCCTCCGTCACCGCCAACGCGCCAACGCCGAACTGCTTCGATTGCCCCGCCGATACCATCCGCGGCGTGGTCAGTTCGCCCCAGTACAGCAGGTTCCCACCGGTCGCCGCGTCCAATAGCCCGAACGCGACCACCTCGCCCCAGTCCTCCGTCGCCGTCGGGAAGGAGATCGCGTTTGCGTTCTTCCCCGCCGGGCTCCAGGCCGCCGCCGTGTTGCTGATACTGGCCCGCGCGTACCCGCCGCCCGAGACCTCAGTGCCCCCGCCTGCGTCCGTGGGGTCTACGGTGTACAGGGCCACGTACACCGTCCCCGGCCGCTGATAGTCCGGCCCGCCCAGCACGTGCTTCAGCATCGCCTCTTCCAGATAGTCGCTCTTGCTCCCCGGCACTGCCTGCTCCTATGCCTCCGGCCCAATGGCCAGCCAGAATACGGTCAGACCCGTATACTGGTAGCCGTCCAATGCAGCCCAATGCAGCGTCGCCTGGCTTGCGCTGATCCCGTCCACCGAGATACATACCTTTGCGGCGCTCACTGCGCCCCATAGCGTCGCAAATACGAGCGGTGGCTGCGAGAATGCCACCGGGAATGTGACGGTGAAGCTCCCCTGACTGGCGAGTCCCCCGTTCCATACCCCCGCCCCTGTCTGCATACGCACCGCGGCCGGCGTGTAGCTGGTGGTGCCCGGCGTGATCCACGAGGCCGAGTTACCACCTTGCCGCCGGATAAGGGCCGGCACCCGGTCGCCCACTTTCGTGTCGTCGATCGCGTCGTTGGCGATGCCTCCCGTGGGAATCTGCGCCCCGTCTCCACCCGCGTGGTCGTGCGCGTCCCCATTCGTCACGCCCTTGGCGATCGGCGCGTAGCGCCCATCCGCCGTGGTGAGCCCCACGACGTTGCCACTGGCACCGTGCGCGCTCGCTGCCGCCACGTGGCTGTCGATCTGCGCGTGCGTGTTCGTGCCCTTGCTGGCCAGATTGACGTGGTCGATCTGCGCCCCGTCTCCGCCGACGTGGTTGTGGCTATCTCCGTTCGTCACCAGCATGGCCGCCACTGCTGCCGCCAGTTTGGCCGCCGTGATCGCCGCATCGGCGATGCTGTTGGTGCCCCCCTGGCCGTACACTCGCTCGTCGGTTACCGTCACCGCGCCCGATGTGTTCACCAGTACCCGGCACAACATGACGTCGTAGGTGGTCCCGCTGATCTGGGAGATGCTCGGAGCGGCCGGCGATGCCGCGTCTACGCCCGCCAGTCGCGTGATCCTCACGGTCTGCGCCGCCCACCCCGCGCGCAGCACAATGCGGTCAATCCGGGTGTTCCCTGCGCCTGCGGCGCTCGGCACGTTGACGTCTACCGACGCGGTGTTGTGATACGGCTTGCCGTCCACCAGGCCGCCACCGGTGTTGACGGCAACGGTGTTCGCTCCGTTCGCCGTCGGCGCCATCTCGTTCAGGTAGCCAGGCGCAACGCCCTCAAACGCGCCACACGCGGCTAGGAGCGACGCGATCACCGACAGATCCGCTTGCGTGTACGATACTGCCCCGTCGCCCACCGCAGGAGTGCTTGTAGTCCACCAGAATGAAACCTCGCTCACTAGGCCCTCCTATATCCCGACGTAGCGGGTGTTGTAGACGATGTCGATGCGCGTCGCCGCGTTGGCCCCGGATCCTGTCACGCTGATCGAGTTCACCCCGCCGGTCACCTCGCCGTCGTCCGCGATGTGCCACGTGGCCAGATCACTGCTGGTCACCAGATTGGCGATCCGGCTGACCCCTGCCGCGTCGATCACGGTCTTGTGCCCGTAGCGCAGGTCGATGTCGTACCGATCACCGGCCGCGATCGTCGTGCCGGTGAAATCGAGCACCTCGCCGGTCGCTGCGTTGGTGATCACCGGGTCCGCGATCGGCCCGACGATGCAGATCAACGGGTACGCTCGCCAGGTGCCGACATACGTGACCGCCACACTTGCGTTGACGACACTGGACCCGACAAAGTGGGGGACCGACATCGGCACTTCGAACGCGTCGGCGCCGCCGCCTACCAGAAACGAAACAGCGATGGCTACCGGGTCGTAGAAGGTCGGGTCTGGGCACCGGAACACCACGCCACTCTGCAGCGTCATCCCGTCGCCGCCCACGACGGGCAGCGTCAGTTGGCCGGTTGAGTGCCCGTCAATGTCATAGACCTGTCCGGCCTCATCTGTGAATCGCAGCGTCAGGTTCTGCGTCGTGGCCCTGAGCCAATCCACGAGGGTGCGGCGCCGCGTCTCCAGGTCGATGAACGAATCGGCCCCCAGCCAGAGCGCCAGTTGAATCTCGCGGGGCTCAAGCCGAAACCCAACGTCGCTGACACCGTGCTGTTGAGGGCCGCGTTCCTCTATCCGGCGCACCGGCGCCTCGCCAGCGCCGTCCCAGCTGGATACCCCGCAGACTGTGTTATCGGTGAGGCTCAGGCTGGCCGCGCCTCGCAGCAACGTGATGTCCATCAGCCCCTCGCCAGCATGCTGAGCAATCGCACGTCAGACCGCAGCGACCGTTCGCTCTGGTATCCGCCGTACTGCGCCGTCAGGTTGTAGTTATGGACCACCGTGCTGTTGCGCGTCGTGGACTGGCTAACGAGCTGCGCGGCAGAGGCGGAGGCGCTGGCCGGCAGGGCGGCGTTACGCTGGATGCCCAGGGCAAAGCCTTCCATCAGATTCCCGCCAATGGCGGCGAACACCGTGCTGGGCGAGTTGATTCCCAGGAAACCCTTGACGGCCTTGAGCGCACCCTCCGCCGCGGCCTTGGCGGCATCGCCCAGGGCAGACGCCGCGTTGGTCACGCCACTCTTGATGCCGTCGATGATGCCGGTGCCGACGGCGCCCCAGTCGATATCCGTGAACAACTTCTTCAGCGCGTCGACGATGCCGGTCACGACGGTCACCAGCGTTGCCCAACCCGTCTCGAAGGAGGTTTTGAGAAAACCCCAGATAGCATCCGTGATGCCGCGCAGTTCCTCGCCGAAGGTTGTCCAGTCGCCCTTGAGAGCCGCCGCGATGGCGTCGACGATCCCGCCCAGAACCTCCTTGGCTGTCTCGAACGCCGCCTGGACCAGCACCCACATCGCGGTGACGATTGCCAGCAACTCGTCTTTGAACTCATTCCATAGGGTGGTGACCACAGAAACAAGAGTCGTGATGATCGTCGTGATGACGGTCTTGGCCGCCTCGAACGCCGTCTGGACTAGCGTCCAGAGCGTGTTTACGATGAGGAGCACGTTGGCTCCGTGCTCATCCCACCAGGCCCGGATCGCATCGAGCGCCCCGCCCACCACGCCCTTCACGAAGTCCAGCGCCACAGTGAACGCGCTGGTGACCGTGGCCCATAGTCCCGAGACGGTGCTGGTCACATCATCCTTGTTGCTGGCGAACAGCCCCTTGACGAACGCGAGCGCCGCGCCGATCGCGTCCCGCATCCAGTTGATCGCCGCCGGCACCTTGATCGAGAGCCAGTCCATGACGATCTGGAGCGTCGGTTGAATCGCCGCCCACGCCTCAGTCAACGTCGTGCGGATTCCGCCCCAGTCCTCCGTCCAGGCCACGGCGAGTAGGGCGATGGCTGCGATGACGAGCGTCACTGGGTTCGCGAGAGCCGCGATCGCCCCAACGATGCTCATGATCCCGCTGGCGATGGCCGCGCCGGCCAACACCGCGCCAATCGCCAACAGTGCGCTCTTGATTGCCGGGCCGTGGTCGGTGACGAATGCCACAACAGTATCGATCACGTCCCACAGGCCGGTGAGAAACGGCTGCATCTGTTCCTTGGTCAGCCCGAACGCCTCACCGATGGTGTAGAGACCGTTTACCAGCAGCTCGGTGAAACTGGCCGTGTCGCCCTGGAACAGCAGCGCAAACGCGTTGATCAGGTCTTCGATGCCCGGCATGGCCGCCTCGATGGCGGGAGCCAGTGTTTCGGCGAACCACGCCGCCAGGCGGTCAAACAGCGGCATGAGTTTGTCCAACAGCATGCCGGCGATGTTCATGAACGCCATCCCGAGCGGCTCGAGGGCCACCGTGGCTTTGTTCTTCAGCAACTCGAGCTTCTCCGGCCAGTCCATGGTGGCTTCACTGGCCGCCATGATGGCGCCCTCGGAACCGGCCACGGCTGCCGTCAGCTCGTCGACCGAGAATCGCCCTTCCCGGATCGCGGCGACCATGTCGGGGCCCGCCCGCGCACCGAACACCTCCATGCCCAGCGCGAGCGCAGCAGACTCGTCTTTCGCGCCCTTGATCGAGGCGATAGTGTCGTTGAGCCCCGCCTGTAGGTTGACTCCCTCCTTGGCGAACTTGCCCGCGGCGATTCGCAGCGAGCCCATCACCAGCTCGCTGTTCACGCCTTGCGCCTCGAACTGGGCGAACAGCGCCGTGGCCTCGTTCAGGTCGAATCCCATCAGGCGGAGTGGCGACCCGAACTGCACCACTTTCTGCATGAGCGAGTCCATGCCAGAGCCAGTCAGCTGCGAGGCGGCAAAAAAGGCGTCCAGAGTGCCGGCAGCGTCCTCGTTGGAGACGCCCCAGTCGCCCATGACGCGGGTGAACAGCTCGGTGTTCTGCTTCGCGTCGCCGCCCATCATGTCGCTGACGCGCAGCAGTGGCGCCGCCAATCCCTCCAGCGTCCCCCCGGTGATCCCCAGGCGGGAGTTGAGCGTGGCGATCACGTCAGAGGCAGTGCCCGCATCAGTGGGCACGCTGGTGAACACGGTGTCGAATGAGCGCTGCAGCCCCTCGAGCTCGCGCCCGGTGGCGCCGGTGCCGATCGCGATCTTGTCGTAGGCTTCGTCAACCTTCATCCCCGCCGCGAACGCTGCCCCGCCGATGGCCGCCACTGCCGCTACGGTCAGGCCAATGGCGCCCAGCACTGCCGTCGATCCGAGGCTCATGAGGCTCTTGGCTGTCGAGCCCATGATCCCCTGCACGCCTTGGCCGGCTTCGCCCACGTCGAGGAGGTCGCCCTTGACCGACTTGGCGACATCGGACACCTCGTCGACCAGACTCAGGATCAGCGACAACTCGGCCTTGCTCGCCATCTACTCGATCTCCGATACGTCGACGCTCTCAGCCAGCAGTCCACCAGTCGGCCGGCGTTTGCTCTTGGCCTCATCCCGCTTGCGCTTTGCCTCTGCCACGTCAGCCTCCGCCCGGATACGCGCCAGCAGCTCGGTGATATAGTCCTCGTCCAGCCGGCAGATCTGTTCGGGTGTCCAGTGGTAACGCTCCGCCAGCACGACGTAGACGTCGTACTCGCCGACTGGTCCCTCGTGGTGCCCCTCGAGGGCGCGTTTCCACGTTTTGTATCGCCAGTCGGCGTATGTCAGTTTGGGTCTTGCGCCAGCTCCTCATCCGGGACTTTGGCGTCTTTGTTCAGCTCGCCGATCTTGTCGCCGACCATCTCGTAGAGCGGCGTGGTCGGGTCCAGGAGCAGGATGTTCGCCCTGGTGCACGGGACGGGTTTGCCGTGCTCATCCACGAAATCGGGCCCTTCCCAGGCCACGACGTTGTGGACCCTCAGTAACATCTGATACGATCCCAGCCCACTGAGCTCACCACTGGAAGTGTCCTTGCCGATACCACGCATACGCATCTCATCCAACACCAGGGCGCGCCGCCCAGCGTCCATCTTGGCCCGGATGTAGACGGTGTTCAGCCCGTCGGTGACGGGCACGCGGGCCTTGGGATCCGTAAACATAGACATGAATCGTCTCCTCTACAGCGTGGCGAGATCGCTCTGGACGCGCATCGCCCAGTCGTGAGCCGCCGCGACGTTGTACTCGCTCAGAATGGTCAGCTCCGCCGTGCGGTTCGTGCCCTCGTGCTCGCCCCACGTCAGCCCGTCGAATGGACCGTAGATGTCCACGTCAACGTAGTGGTAGAACGTGGCGGCCCCGACCGTCTCAATGGCCGGGCCGTTGAACCGGATCCGCACCTTGAGCGACGTGCCGGCGTCCCACTGGTCGTACTGGACCATGTCCGGCACCTCAAAGACGAGCGTCGCCTCAGCGTGCCGCTTGCCGCGCCCGACCGCGCCAAAGTTCAGGTCCACGCCCGGGCCGGCGGCGAGCCACTTGCGCGGTCCCTCGAGCGGGATCTTCGCCTCCGCACTGACCACACGCCCGGTGATCGGCGTGGTCCCAATCGCCGATGTCGTGTCGATCCAGACCTGCATGGCGCTCGGCATGAGGAACGGCGCCTGCAGCATCGCCGGCGTAGAGGCGGGCGCGGTCTTGGTCGGGAACCAGCCCTGCCCGCTCACCGACAGCGTCACGCCATCGGTGCCCGAGGCATCGCCCTTTATGGTGAGTTCGTCGAGCTGGCAGTAGGCCGCCTGAAACGCCTGCACGTTCGGGTCGCCCCAGTACAGGGTCAGCGTTTTCAGGTCGTTGGCCGTCATGGTCGGGACAAAGTCCCACAGCCGGCTCTTGATCGCGCCTACGGGCAGGTAGACCGTGCCGTTCGCGCCCCCGGCCAGCGGGGTGGCAGCCATCTCGGTCACCACTCCGGCACCACTGTTGGCCGGCGCGTTCGCCACGGTCACCATCAGGTTGGCGGTCGTGTGCGCATCGATCGCGGCCTTGACCTCTGCCGCCGTGGAGGTGATCGCGCCGGCCGGTCCAGTGGCCAGCCGAACCTTGATCGCCAGAGCGGTCACCGTCACCAACAACGTCACGTCGTTGCCCGACGGATCGTCGTACTCGATGGTGATCGAATCGCCGGCCACGCCAGCCATGACGGCGGTGAACACCATGTCGTTGTTGTCGCCAGCGAGGACGGTCGTCAGCGCAGACTTTGTGCCGCCGCTGCCATCTACCCCGCCCTTGACGATGGTGTTCAGGAGCAGTGGCAGCGTGTACACGTCGAGCCCACCCTCGCCGGAGAACTCGGACCACTGGCGCACCGTCTGCGAGCGGTAATACTGCGCCAGCGTCCCGCGGGCTTCCTCGGGCCGGTACCGGGCACGCATTGGCGAGATGGTGCCAAGCAGATTCAGGTGCCTGGTCGGCGGGTCCACCGGCGTTCCAGCCGCGACTTCCAGCGCGGCCAACAGATATTCAAACGGAATCTCAGCCATTATGTCTACCCCTTTACAACCACGTGCGAGTGGCAATCCAGCACGCGATACTCGATGTTGCCAATCGTCACCCAGCCACCCTCGACTCTGACGATCTCAGCGTATCCACTCACAATCCGGCCACCCAGATGCGGATCAGCCCGCACTGCGGCCGGCGCCAAGTCCACGTAGGGAATCAACTCGAGCTCCGCGCCCTCGTTGTCCTGCCAGACGAACACGATCCGATGCAGGATGCGATACTCCCGCGTGGTCACCTGACCGGACTGGCGGATATCCACCGACTCGAGCAGCGAGTACGCCAGCGGCGTGGTCTGGATCGTTTTCGGAACGTAGTCCAGCACTGCTTTCAGCCCCGTCAGCGTCTGCAGCCGCTCCGTCATCCCGGCGAGCACCGTCGCGTAGCTCACCCTTTCACCCCCGCCGCGATCTCGGCCAGTGCCGCCTCAGCTCCCTGCTTCAGCACCCGCTCGACGTCGGGCCGCGTCGCGGCCTCTGCCTCGAGCAAGAACGGTTGCGCCCTGCTGCCAGGGTGGTTCACTGCCTTGGCGTGGACCAGCCCCGTCCGACCCGCGAACATCAGCGCCGGCGCGTTGCTCGGCGTGATCTGGTGCGCCGCCGTCCCGTCGTGGACCAGATGCGCCACCGGCGAGGTGCTTTTCACCTCGCCTTTGTTGCCACGGTCCAGCACTTGATAGCGGATCGACTTCTTGAGCTTGCCCTTGTGGGCCCGGCCGGAATCCGGCGCGATCTCACGGACCTTCTCGGCGACCAGTTTCACTGCCGGGCGCATGACCTTGCGCCGGATCTTGGCCGTCACCGTGTCCAACTCGGGCACCTCGAGCTTGTCTACTCGATAGACCTTAGGCATGTTTCAATCCCCATCCGATCCGTAGACCGGATGCAACACCTTAGGCATGGACCACCCCGATATACTGCAGCCGCACCGCGTCCAGGATGCTGCGCTCCGAGCCGGTCAGTGCCCGGCTGTAGGTCACAGACCCCTGCCCCTCGACGCCCAGATCGGCCTGCCACTGGCTCGCGTCCCTGCCCTTCCAGATATTCACGGCGACGCGCAGCTCCACCTCCACGACGGTCTGCGGCGCCGGGCCATAGCCCCAGATCGCACTCACCCGATACCAGCCGACCGACCAACCGCTGTCTCGGTACAGCCGCCCATCGTCCTCTTCGAGCCAATCGGTGACCAGCACGGTCGACTCGCCCGTCGTGCCGCGCCCGGATAGGGACGACACGGTGATCGGCGCCGGCACCGTCCCCGCCTTGTGCGCCGGCAATGGCAGCCAGAGCGCCGGTACTGTGCGCAGTACGTCCTTGCTGGTGGCCACCGTGCCCCAGGCCGCGAACGAAAACGTCAGGTAGTCGTTGACGATTCCGTTGGCGCGCTCGAGGATGGTCGCCAGGAGCGCATCGTCGGCCACATCGGCGGGCAACTGGTTCAGGTATTGGCGGATGTCGGCTACCGTCGCGTAAGCCATGGCTAGTCCTTTGCGATTCCGACCAGTGTGGCCGTTCCGTGAGCGCCGCCCACGTTGGAGTGGATCTTGACCCGATAGAAACCGTACGGAGCGAGTGTGACGGCATAGCTGCCCGCGGCCCCGGCGGCTACCGTGGCCTCCGCCTGCACCACCACCTCGTCGGAATAGTCGGCCTTGTTGGCCCCGTATATCGCCCAGTCCACGGCGTTGGTGGCCACGACGATCGTGTACGCCAGCGATCGCCAGCCGCGCACATCGAGCCCAGAGCCGGCGAGCAGCGTCTCGGCGTTTACGCTGGCCTGCGCCACCGGCGAAACGATGTTCACCCACTTCTGCGTGTATCCTGGCCCAGGCACCAGAGTTGCTGTCATCCCCTACCTCCGGTGAGAGGGGCGGGCTGCCCCGCCCCCTCATGCACGCTCAACCTAGTCCGCGTCGAGAGCCGGCGAGCCGCCAGCACCCTTGATGATGCCGATGGTCCCGGCGGTGTTGACGACAAAGTTTTCCACGTGCGCCATGGCGTCCGCCACGGCGTTGGCCGCAATCGTCGCCCCCGATGCCAGGCCGCGCGTATTGGCGATGATCCCCGTGGTCCCGGTGAGCACCTCGAGGTAAGGCTCGCCGGCGTCGGTGTTGTGCACCAGGTTGTTCAGGAACATGAGCCCCTGAGACAGCGCGGTGATGCCGTTCACACAGGCCGTCGAGTAGTCGCCCATGAACTCGCAGCCCCGGATAACGACGTTGTGGCTAGCGCCTGTCAGCTTGATGGCCACCGCCGCCCCCGCCACGGCGGGCTCCGCCAGGAAGCGGCACCCCTCGATCAGCGTCCGGTGTGCGCCGGCTTCCAGCTCCAGCGAGATCACAAAGTCCTGGCCGGTCGTGCCGCCCCAGTACCACTCGCAGTCCTTGAACACGGCGTCGGTGACGCCCTCGACCTGCACGCCCGCAGCGACGGCGGTGATACTGGTCACAAAGCGCAGATTCTCGATCCGCACGCTCGCCGCGCCGATGTTCACCTGCGCGTTAGCGTGATTGAACACGAACGTTGGCCGCTGCGCGCCCCAGCCGAGACCGAGAATGGCGATCCCGGCCACGTCCGCGTCAAAGCCGTTGGTGGCGGTGAACGTCTCCGTGTGCCCAGGCAGCACGTAGATGATGTCGCCCTTGCTCGCCGTGCACTTGCCGATGGCATAGTCCAAGGTATCAAACGGCTTATCGGGGCTGCTCCCGAAGCCGGCGCCATCGGTGCCCGTTCCGCTGTGCACAAAGAACCGTGAGCCGGTCGACTTGGCCTGGTCGGTGATGACCACCGACCCCTGCAGCCAGCGTCCGAAAAGTTCTGTCTTGGCCATGATGCTCCTTTTCCGGGTCTATCCGGGTAGGTGGGCCGGGCTCACCCCCGACCCACCCGCTATCGCGCGTTACGCTAGTCGACGATCACGCTCGGCTGAGAGGCGACCCGCCCGGCGAACCGTGGCAGTAGCACGTAGGTGATGGCCACAAAGTCGGTGTTCGGCAGAGCGCCCGTAGTCAGACGCAGGCAGTCCTCGCCGGCCGCGAGATCGGCGGGGTCGATCTCAAAGATAACCTGCTTGAGGTTGGCGTCTGCGGCCGTGGTAAAGTTTACTGCTGCCGTCTGCTCGACCAGCCTGTCAGAAGCCGCCGTGTTCTGGTTGGCCCAGATGCGCACGGCGTTGGTCAGCACCGCCGCCGAGCCAAAGGCCACCAGCGCGTCGGTCTGCGGCGTGAGTGCCAGTGCCGCGCCGCCCACCGGGTTGAGGTCCACCACGATCCACGCCTTGTGGACGTTCTTCAGGGAAATCGGGGTGGAGCTCACCGCCCCGGGGACACCGATCTGCGGCGCCGCCCCCTGAACGATTTTGCAGTTCTCAGGAAAGCAGAACATGTTTCTCCTTCTGGCCGTGGCCAGGTTTCAGGGGCGGCTCATCACCGCCCCGCTACAGTGCTCGACTATCGAGTGGCCAGCGCCACGAACGGCGACAGGGAATTGGTTCCGTTCGCCGGCGTCAGCGCCGCGGGCCAGAGCGACTGCCCGTCGATCTCGTAGATGAACCGGAAGGCCGTCTCATCCGTCAGGAACTGGACGTGGATCGAGCTGGCGGCCCGGACGCTGCCCCGATCCGAGGTCGCGTACTGACTCAGGTCGGCCAGCACGATATCGCCCACGGTGCCCAGCGTGCTGCAGTATTCCATGGGCATCACTGGCCGGCCCTTGAGCCGCCCATAGGGGGCCTCGCTGAGACCGCCAGGAGGCATATACGTGGGTACGCCGCCCATACCGATCTGCAGGCTCAGCTGATCCAGTTGCGGTTCCACGTCCTGGTTCACCAGCCAGACCGCGTTGGCCCGGCTGCGGGCCCACATCCGCGCCCACATCTTGGAGATGTTCTCCGAGACGATAGTCGTCGCCGCCTGGTTGGCCTCTGCGGCCACAGGGATCAGCGCGGCGCTGCCCAGAATGCCCAGTGGCTTGCCCGCGCCGTCCCCGCGGACAATGGCATCCTCGGCCATCCAGGCGATCTCCTGGGGCACGATCTGGTTGACCACGCCCTCGAGAGTCGCCGGGTTGCGCAACATCTCATTGGTCGCGTAGACCAGGACGGCCAGTTTCTTGGGCGCAAACTCGAGCTGCTGGAACCGCGGCCGCGAGGCCGTCAGTGTCCCTGCCTCTGCCAGCCAGTAGCCGCGCACGCCACCCCAGCGCGCCCCCGCCGTGCGCGCCGTCTCGTCGACGCCATTGATCTTGACGCTGGAGGCGTCCTCGCCGATCGGCACCTTGAACGTGCGCCGCAGAAGCTCGCCCTGGTCATAGGCCCGCTGCCAGAGGCCCGCCGTGGTTTCGGTCTCCAGCAGGAAGCCACCGTCACTGGGCACTGCCACGTTGGCGCCAAGGGCCACAGCATTCATCTCCAGCAGCCGCGGATCCACGCGCCCACCGGGCAACGCGGCTTGCCGCACGGCCATCAGCTGCTCGCCGAATGAGCCAAAGAACCGCCTCGGTTGCGCCGATTCGCGCAGCGCCTCGACGGGCGCCCCGCCGGATACCGGCTCGACCTCGCGCTCCCACTCCCGACGGCGCTCCTCGCGCTCGAGATCGCCGGCGATGACCATCATGCGCGCGGCGATCTGGTCGTCGTGCGCCCGCTCTTCGTCGGTCATATCGCGGGCTTCCTTCTCCACTGCCCCGAACAGAGCCTGGGACTCTGCCAGCAGTTCGGCGCGCTCGTTGAGCAGCGCCTTGTATCGGTTTGCCATTTCTGGTCTCCTTGTGCCTCAGAACCTACTCGCCTCTACTGCCCGCCGGCCTCGACGGAGGCCGCACTGTCACCGGGCTCGGGTCTCGACAGAGCCTCCGCCCAACGATCTATCTGGACGCCGCACGCACCCTGCGCTGGCGATAGTCCAGCTCTGCCCGCGCGGTGGCCCGCGGCCTGCGCAGACCCCGCGCGATCCTCTCCAGGGTCGCGTCAAAGGTCTCGACCCGGTCCACCATGCCCAGCTTCTTGGCCTCCTGAGCTCCCACCACGCGCCCCTCGCCGTAGCCGTTCCGCACGTCGCCGGCCGTCACCTGCCTGTTCCGTGCTACCGCGGTGACGAACATGCCGTAGTAATCGTCTATGCGCGCCTGGACCGCCGCGCGGGCTTCCTCGCTCAGCGGCTCGTAGGCGTTGCCCTCGGTCTTGTACTTGCCAGCCGACAGCAGCGTCACCTTGACGCCCTCTCGCTCGAGCTGTGCGCTCTGGTCCTCATGCGCCGTCACCACACCGATGCTCCCCACTTCACCCGAAGGCGTTACAACGATCTCATCCGCCGCAGAGGCGATCCAGTACGCCGCACTGGCCGCCAGGCTGTTCGCCACAGCCGTGATGGGCTTCTGGCCCCGCGCGCGGTAGATCTCCGCCGACAGTTCGTCCACGCCGTACACCGCCCCGCCCGGCGAGTCGACGTCCAGGACAATCGCCCCCACGCCCGGGTCGGCGACGAGCTCGCGGAACCGGGCCGCGAACCTCTCGGTGCTGGTCCCGCCGCTGGACTCCGTCATCAGGTCGGCCCGCTGGGCGATGATCCCGTACAGAGGCAGCACGGCGATCGCGCCGGCCCTCTGTTCGGCTGGCCGCGCCACGGCGCCGATCCGTTCCCGGATCTCCTCGGCGGTGTAGGTGCCCCCCGCCGCGTGATAGCGCAGCACGTCCAGGATCACCGCCAGCTTGTCCGGCAGGATCGCCCACGGCGTGCTCATCACGTAGCCCATCACGTACGGGTATCTAGTGGCCATCGCCATTGCTCCCTTCGGCCAGAGCGATCAGATCGTCCACTCTCCGGCTTTCCCAATCGTCCATCGCCTCCGGCCCGTCAGTCAGTAGCGCCGCGACCTGCGCGATCACGTAGCACTCTGCCGTTGGCGCCGGGATATGCAGCGTCTCCGCCACAAAGCGCCCATGCGTGGCATAGAACTCCTGGACCGCCGCAGCCCACGCCCCGCTATCCTCGCCGCACCGCTTGGCCGCCCGGCCCATCGCCGCGATCTCCTTGCGCACCACTCTGGCCGCCGCCTCGCGCAGGAGCAGCCGATAGTGCGCTGCCGCCGCGGGCTCCTCGGGGGGTGCCGGCTCCGCCGCGGGGCTCTCTGGTGCGGGCTCCGCACCCACCGGCGCCATATTCAGCGGGCTGAGATACTCATCGCCGCCATCGATGGCATTCAGGTTCTCAAACCGGCGAATCTCGTTGACGCTCAGCCAGCCGCCCTGGCGCCCCGTGTTGTAGGCCGTGTAGCGGTCGGCCTGCTTGCCGCGCAGCAGCCCCTCGAGCAGGAACTCGGCAAAGTACGTGCGTTTGGCCACGATCAGGTCTTTGCGGATCGTGTCTTCCCAGTTGCGCACCCAGGGCAATAGGCTGTAGGTCACGAACTCGATCGACATTTCCTCGATGCCCGAGCCCCACGAGGTCGTCTTGGTCATCTGCTGGATCATGTGCAGCGGGACATTGAAATACCTGGCCACGTCGGCAATCGACCAGTCGAGCTGTGCGATCAGTTCCGCGTCCTGGTTGGTCATGCCGGTCTGTTGCCACTCCGCGCCTTCCTCGAGCACCGCCACCTGATGCGCGTTGCCCAGCCCCGCGTGGGCCTCCTGCCAGCTGGTCCGCAGGCGCGCTGCTGCGTCGACAGTCAGCGCCTTCGGGTAGCGCAGGATCCCGCCCGGCCTCGCGTTCTGGCTGTAGAACCGCGAGCTGTACCCCTCCGCCGCCAGTACCAGACCGATCGACTCCCGCGCATACCGGATCAGGCTGAGCCCCGTGATCCCGTCCAGTGACAGCCCCGGCAGGTGGAAGACGTCCTCATCGTTCACCGCGCGGGCGATCCCATCGTCCCCTGTCACCAGGTAGCGGATACCGCCCCCGGGCAGCGCCTCCAGCCGCACCCTATCCGCGTAGAGCATGTTCAGGCTGTCCACCGCTCCGCGCGTCCCTGGCACGATCTGCGCGTAGGCGTTGCCAAAGAGCAAAGCCTGCGCCATCATCGCACGCTTGAACCCGAACGCCGTCTGCAGCGGATTCGGCTGATCGTGCAGCAGCTCGTACAGCGGGTGATCGGTGGCCCGCTCCTTGCCGCCGTCTGCTGTCCGCCGATAGATGATCACCGGCAGAGACGCAAGCGATTCCGCCAGCAACCGCACGCATGCCCACACCGGCGAGGCTTGCAGCGCCGTGTCTGCGCTGACGTACACGCCAGACGAGGCCGACCCGCCGATCGGGCTGGTGATCCACGTCCGCTCATCGTTCGGGTCCGCGTTCAGCGATGCCCGCGGCGCGGGCCGCAGCAACTCGGCGAGCCATCCCATCTACTCGCTCTCCCCTGGCCCGCGTCTGACCAGTGGCCAAACTGCCAGCCCCAGCAACAGGACGCCGGTCACTACCAGCGCCGCCGGTACGCTCACCATGGCCAGCCCCGCGGCGATCATGCCAAGCCCCACTGTGGCCACTACCTCACGCGGACCGCACGCTGCCAGTAGTCGTCTCATATCACCAGGACACCACGCGTCTCGTAGACACTAGCCCCGCCTGTCACTCCCGACGCCAGCGCATCACACCGCGCCTCCCAGCTCAATACCGCGGCCATCGCTGCGTCGATCTTGTGCGGCGAGTCGGGCCGTTCCTTGTACATGGTCCACAGTGGCAGGCCGTCCTCGTCACGTATGTTCAGCAGGCGCCGGCAGGCGTTGCCGAGGTGTCGAGTCAGATGCACATTGCCGTCGTGCGTCAGCTCGCCTGCTGCCAGAGCGTTGTGGAAAGCCTTCACCGCGTAAGCCATAGGCTTCTGCCGGTTGGTCCACCACTCGAGTACCCGCTCGGAGCCGTACTGACCGGACCACTGCGAGACCCACGTCTCCCAGTACGGCGGATCCGCGTACAATCGCCAGACGTCGTACCGCCGGAATGCCTCGGCGACGGCGTCGTTGACCTCATCCGCCGGCACTTCCCACTGCTCGATGCCCTGCGGACGCTCCCACAACCTCACGAGCCACTGGAACCCCGTGGCAATGTGAGTGGCCACCAGTGCCGTCGCGTCGTGATACCGCGCACCGTCGAACCCCAGTGTGATCATCTCGCCGTCGGCGATCTCTGTCTCAGGACGGGCCAGCGTCTTCCAGCGCTCGACGTCAAAGGCCCGCTCAGAGGCGCGCACCAGGCGATTCAGCCACACCCGCTCCAGGTAACTGATGTCCGCCGTCGGGTCCCTGAACTGCTCAACGATACCGTCAATGTCCGACCAGGCGGCCACGGGCCCAGACGCATCCAGTACCGCTTCGCGTACGGCGTCCAGGTCCAACTCGCCGTCGGCCTTGTAGATGCTGATCTTCTCATCGGCCTGCCTATGGAAAAAGAACAGCTGGCCGTCGCTCAGCTTCCCGTCGGCGAGCTGGCGCGCATAGTCCATCGTGGCCTCAGCCACGGCGCCCTCGCCGGGCGCAGGGGCGGTAGTCGTCTCCAGGCTCCACGCGTCGGACAACCGACGCTTCGGAATGTTAGCCAGCATGGTCCGGTGCGCCCGCCGGAGCCTCGGCAATGTGAAGCGGTGCGTTTCGTCAAAGTGCTGAAATGTGGTGCGAGCGCCGTCACGCGCGTCTGGGGAAGAGGCCAGCGAGACCGCCTTGCCGTCCCCGCCAACGCGCATGATGCGCTCCAGGCCGATGTCAAAATCGTCGGCCAGTTGGCTGTACTGCAGAATCACACGCAGCGCGGCATAGGCCAGATCGTCGCTTTGCTCTTCGGTATACGCCACCATCGGGATATAGGGGTCGGTCACCCCTATCCCCACTGGCTCGCCGTAAGCGTCGAAGCCGTCACACCGCACTGGCCCCTCCGGGTGCAGTTCCGCCGCGGCGATCCACGCGGCAAACTCTGTCTTGGCGCTGCCCTTACGCAACGATACCGCCACACGCTTGAACCGCCGCCGCCCCTCCTGTGGGTGCCCCTGCGGGTACACTTCGTACATGCGATAGATCAGCCCGCGCTTCTCTGCGTCCAGCTTGGCCGGCTGGCCACGCAGGTCCCCCGGGCCGAAAACCAGGTAGCTCTCGATGAACGCGCAGACCTGTGCGCCCAACGTCGGCCACGGCTCTTCCTCCATGCTCGGCACACAGAGCACACTCAACCTGTTGCCTCACGCGGGAACTGCAAGATCTTGCGCGGGTCGTCTGCGCGCTGCGCCGGTGGCGCCTCGGGCACGTTCTGTGCTGGCTTGGCTTTCCGCTCTGGATCCACCCGTTTGACCTCCCACTGCAGCCGCCGGCGATCAATGGGCGTCAGACCAAAGCACTGGCGCTGCTGGCGTATCTCCGCTGCCAGCTGCAAAGTCGGTGCCCTCCAATATGCGTCCACCAGATCGGCCAGGATGTAGAGACCGTGAATGTCAGCGTCGAGGTACTCCTCAGCCATCGGGCTGGCCCAGACGTCGCGCCACCAGGCGCGAGTAAACGGATGCCATTCCCGAGTTTTGGGCAATCGCGGAGCTCTGCGGCGCGGCGGCCTGTCCGTCGTTAGCCCCGCCGCAGTCGCTGTTCTGTTGCGCCGCTGCCGAACGGCTGGGTTCTTGGGCATTGGGCCTGGCATCGCCTTTTCCCTGATCTCGTACGCTCAAAAAACTGAG